CCTCCTTAACACATACCGGCTCGCCATCTTCAGTCAGTTCTCCGGTTTCTTTGTACACATTACCTATCACGTCAATAAGAATATCATCCTGCATCGACTCGTCATCATAATAGCCAATGCTCTCCATAAAGGCCGAAAAGTCGGCCCTGTCTGCAAATTTGAGTGTTAAATCTTTCATTTAATACTCTCCCCCATTTGCGCATCAGTTAATTCTTTATGCCAGAGACGAAGATTTCTCAAATGGCCGAATAGATGACGAGTTCCCGATGTGGCTTGACCTCCAATTCGAATAAAGGTCCGTGTTTTTACGCCCGTCCACTCCGTTTTCATAGTTTTAGTAGCCTCACCGTTAGAAACTACTCGTTTAGTACCATCAGAATAAATATTAAAACCACCAATGAATTTTCGAACATCAGCTCGACCAGCAAACACACTAGAAACGTAAGTACTTGTCGACGCTTTATAAGTTTGCATATAAAGCTGACCGTAATATTTCTCAGTTGTGTTAAAAGCGTATGTAATTGACTCAATAGGTGGCACACCAGAAAAATCAAAAATACGCGGTGCTACATTAGGAGGAATATCGCCCCAATTTCTATTAACCTCGACAAGACACGTAAGCGGTCTATTATAGATATTATTTTCAGTTGGGATCGTCACCATATCACTGGAGCGGGTTGCGGGTGCAGTTGTCGTAATAACAAAAGATGAAGCACATCCGCCGTTTTCAAATTGTGGTGTTGCAAGGTAAATATAATCTCCCGCTTCAGTTATACCACCTTTTTTCGGCGCATACTGAATCATTGCGCCAATTAAGGTTTCACCTTCAACAGCTTCTATAGTTGCCTCATAGAAAATCCACCCTGTAACCGGATCTTTAGTTGCAGTAGCTGCTATTCTATTGGCTGCTCCGCCAGTTTTTTCTATTATCAGAGTTCCGAAAGTTAAATAAGCATCTCCTAAAAATGTATAAACCGACCCATCGTATTTTTCAAAACGCAAACGACAACGAAGACCATCAGGAGCTTTAACCCTGCATGAAACAGTGCAATACTTATTATCGCCACTAACATCAATCCCCCGGGATGCACTGCATGTATGCAGACTAAGTGCAGATGATTGTCCTGTCATATTATCTTTTGTTCGCATTTTGGCATATGAAAAACCAAATTCATCAACACCATTATTAGTTTTATCGATATTGCTGGTACTCGTCCATTCAGCGGGAGTATTGGATTTAACAAAATAGTTAGTGCGCTGTCCTTCAATCAATAAACCTTCTTTTTCAAATCGTGGCTCATCAATTTTAGCAACACTAAATACGCCTGATTTATTGATATATGTGGCAGTTGATGCGCGTTTAAACTTAACAACCTTGTCGCCAGGCATCGTTATTTCATCATCACCAATAACAATTTTTTTATATGACGGCGAAAAGCCCGTAATCATATCCAGTGAATCGTTAAACGGTATCCACACATCAGGCAGTGGCTGTAAGACATATTTATACGGTTCTGCTGCCTGGCTTGCATACTCTCTGGCTGCGTCTTCACTTGCTTTTGCAGCCATCTGGCTTGCAGCGGATGCTTTCGCCGAGTTAGTCGCCGCAGTCTCGCTCGCCTTTGCGTTGGTTTCACTGGTTTTTGCAGCTTTTTGACTGTTGGCTGATGCAGTGGCAGAAGAAGCCGCCGCACTTGCAGAACCAGCTGCGGCACTCTCGCTTTCAGCTGCTGCATCCTGACTGCTTTTCGCCGCAGTTTCGCTGGCTTTGGCATTCGTTTCGCTGGTCTTCGCTGCCGTCTGGCTGGACTTTGCGTTAGTTTCACTCGTCTTCGCAGCTTTCTGGCTGTTAGCCGCAGCAGTTGCTGATCCAGCTGCTGAAGTCGCAGAACCGGCTGCCGCGCTCTCGCTTTGGGCTGCTGCAACCTGGCTGTTTTTTGCCGCAGTTTCACTGGCTTTGGCATTCGTTTCGCTGGTTTTCGCTGCCGTCTGGCTGGACTTTGCGTTGGTTTCGCTCGTCTTTGCGGCTGTCTCGCTATTTTTCGCGTTGGTTTCTGATTTTTTGGCTGCTGTCGCGGAGTTTGCCGATGCAGTCTTTGAGGTCGCTGCCGCCTGTGCACTATTAGCTGCATTCGTTTCTGAGGTTTTCGCCGCGTTCTTCGATGATGCCGCTGCAGTTTCGGATTTCTTTGCCGCCGCTGCGCTCTGAGAGGCGGCTTCGGCGTTGCGTGCCGCTTCTTCCACCATTTCCTCAAAACGACGCAATGCTTCCGGCATGACATCATCTTCCGTCATGGCACCGAGAAAATCATTCAGCGTACCTGGTCTGGAACCTTCATAGACGGTAATGGTTCCGGCATGTGAAGGCGGAAAACCTTCAACAAGCAGGATAACGCTGTACTGGCCATACTCAACATCCATGCTGTAACGCCCGGCTTCATCCGGATTTTCAGAGGCCACCGTGTTCACCAGTACCGTGGTGCTGTTACGCTTTGCCTTCAGTTGAATAGTGCAGTTCTGTATTGGTTTTCCCGCACCATCTTTCAGCACACCTGAAATCTGTACTGCCATACTCACTCCACAAATAAAAAAGGCGCCATTTCTGGCGCCCGTATTGGGGTTATAAATATTTCAACGGATACTGATACCGGAAGCAGCTTTTTTGGTCACAATCACCGTACAGTCTGTGATGTTACCTGCGCCCTGATTGCCTTTCTGGAAAATCTTAAACTCCAGAGTGACGCTTCCCCTGCCACTCGGCATATCAATAACCGCACTGTAGCTACCGGGAATGGCCCCTTTAGTTTCTCTGGATGCGATTAATACACCGTTTTTGCGAACTTCAAAACCATAACCCGTGTATCTTGTACCTCCCGGGTTATTACCACTTCCCGGATCGCTATACGCTATTCCGTTAAAGATAATGGGCGGAATAATGATTTGACGGTCAAAGTTATGATCATCGCTGATGGTGACTGTAACCGTCCCGTTTGGTGTTTCCGTATTACCCCACGTACCAGCCTGTTTCGGGAATGATTTGGATACAGCTTTAACGAAGTCACCTCTGACCTGAGTCGCCTCCAGCATGCCCTTAATCGTACAGTTTTCATTTACCGTGACATTGTTGAGCGTCCCGGCGTTCGCATTCACACTGCCACTGATATCCGCATTTTTAGCGGTCAGCTTTCCGTCCGGTGTCAGGGAAAATGCCGGTGGATTTCCACCGCTGGTAATGGTGGGGGCCGTCAGGCGTTTCAGGAACACGTCGTTCATGAATATCTGATCGCCCTGACCAACAAACATCGGTTTTGTGTTGCCATTCGCAGGATTAATCATCGCAATCCTGTCTGCCGCCAGCAGCACCTGACTCTGCATGCCGTCAGGGGTGTTCTCAATACCGGCACCGATACCCGCAATATAAAGGCGTCCGTCCTGCATCTGCTGCAGCTTCACAGCCCACATGCTGTTCAGGTTATTATTTGTATCAACCTGAACTTTCTGTATCTGCTGGATCGCTGCACTCTGGTCTTCCAGTTTCTTATTGACGGTCTGTGTGATTTCATTGCTGACATCCGTAATGGACGTCCTGATTTCAGCCAGGTCAGGCGCAAGCTGACCGTTATCAATCTGCGTCCACAGCTCCTGGGCCAGATGTGTTTTCCCGATTTCTCCTTTGAAAAAATCCAGATAGCCTGATGCATCATCACTCGGCTGACCGACAGCCTCCACGAATGCCGATTTGCCAACGGTGTTCACACTGCGGATATAAAAGTAATAATCATGGCCCGGTTTGATATTGATACTGGCGGCTATCCAGTACAGCGCCGTGCCAAGATAGCGTGCTGTGGTTTCAACCTGCCTGATATCCGCAATCCGCTTTTCCGAGAACCAGAACTCAAACTGTACCGTCGGATCATAAACCGCAAGATGCGGCGTGGCGGTTATCTGAAAATAGCCCGGCGTCAGCTCAATCCGCGACGGCGCTGCCGGTGCGGCAATCCGGAACGATACCGACGCCGGATCGCCCTGCTGCCCCCACGCATTTACTGCCCGGACTGTCAGCCTGTAGTTCCCCAGCGCCAGTTGTGTGAAGCGGTAAGTGGTTTCCATCGTCCGGGCCGTGCTGACCAGCCGCTCACTGCCGTCATCCGCTGTTACGGTCAGGCGAAGCATAAAGCTCACACCCTTCACCACCTTCGGCGTGTCCCAGCGCGCCAGCACCTGATATTCCCCGCTGTCTGCGGTGACTTCGGCAGTCAGGTGCTGCACCGCTGGCGGCGTGACACCATTCACCGTGCCGCTCTGGTCGCCGTCAAAGTGCGCCCCGTTATCCACGATGGCTTCTTTTTCCGGTACATGCTGCACGGCGGTGATGGCATACGTGCCGTCGTCGTTCTCACGGATACTCACGCAGCGGAACAGGCGCTGGCGCAGCGTCGGCAGCTTCAGCCCCCACACGCTGTATTCAGCAACGCCGTCAGGAACACGGCTCACTTTCACCTTCACGCCGTCGGTGACGGACTGAACCTCCACGCTGACCGGATTGCCACTTCCGTCAACCAGGCTTATCAGCGTGGTACCGGAGGATGGCAGCGTGATTTCACGGTCGAGCGTCAGCGTCCGGGTCTGGCTGTTTACCGCCAGCACGCGCCCGCCGATGCTGATACCGGCATAGTCATCATCACAGATTTCAATGACATCGCCCGGCACATGGCGAAGCCCTTCTGCGCCCACGCTGAAGTCCACGGTCTGCGTTTCCAGCAGTTCTGTTTTAATCAGCCACAGCCCGGCGCGATGTGCCTGCCCCCGGCTGGTACAGCCAAAGGCATCCATCTTCGTGACGTTACGACCGTAACGGGCAATGGCCTGCGTGTCCTCCACAAGCTCTGTCGCCGTCTCCCAGCCGTTATTCGGGTCAATCCAGTTCACCTCAACGGCATTATGGCGGTCCTTCAGGGCGCTGAAGCTGTAGCGGAACGGCGCGCCATCATCCGGCATCACCACATTACTGCGGTTATAGGTCCACACCTTATCTGATGGTCGGTCCTGCACGAACGTCAGCGTCTGCCCGTTCCATACCGGCATACAGCGCATCGCCGAGCAGAAATCACTGAGCACATCCCACGCCTTGCGCTGTGTGGTCAGGTACGCATTACAGGTGATGCGCGGCTCCGTGCCGCCAAAGCCGTCCGGCACTGACTGGTCGCAGTACTGGCCGATGACATACAGCGCCCATTTATCCACATCCGCCGCACCAAGACGTTTCCCCATGCCGTAGCGCGGATGGGTCAGCATATCCCACAGACACCAGGCCATGTTGTTGCTGTATGCCGGTTTAAACGTTCCGTCCCAGATACCGCTGTATTGCCGCGTCTGCGGGTTATAGTTCGACGGCACCTGCAGAATGCGCCCGCGCAGATGATAATTACGGCTCACCTGCTGGCTGCCGAACTGCTCCGAATCCACCTGCACGCCGACCAGTGCCGTGTTCGGGTAGCCCTGTTTCACATCGATGATTTCGGTGTATGACGACCAGAGCGTTTTGTTCTGCAGCTGGTCTGTGGTGCTGTCCGGCGTCATCCTGCGCATCCGGATATTGAACGGGCGCGGCGGCAGGTTACCCACCACCACCGAGGCCAGATACTGCGAGGTGGTTTTGCCCTTAATGGTGATGTCTTTTTCCGTCACCCAGCCACCATTACGCTGGATCTGAACCAGCAGGCGGACTTCCGACGGATTCCTGTCCCCCTTTGAGGTGGTTTCCACCAGTGCCTGCACGCCGAAGGTAAAACGCAGTCGGTCAATGTTTGCCGACGTGATGGTCCGGGTGATCGGCGTGTCGTATTTCACTTCCGTACCCAGCACCGTCTCGGAGCCGGAGGATTCAAATCCCTCCGGCGGTGTCTGCTCCTGCTCACCGGCCCGGAACACCACCGTGACGCCGGAGATATTGGTATTCCCCTCACTGTCCAGCACTGGCGTACTGTTCAGCAGCACGCTTTTTAATCCATCCACCGGACCTTCAACCGGCCCTTCGCTGATGGCATCGATCACACTCAGCAACTGCGTGGACTTCAGGTTGTCCTTCGCTTCGCGCGGAGTATGCCCCTTACTGCTGCCTTTACCCATTCCTCACGCTCCATAAACGACAAAACCGCCCGGAGGCGGTTTCACATAAACGTTTTTCATCAGCGACCAATCACCACAACCTGACCACCATCCCCTTCGTCTGCCGTGCTGATCTCCTGAGAGACCACCCGCGACCCCACGCGCATTTCACCGTACAGAACCGGCAGAACATTGCCCTGGGCAACCATGTTATCCAGTGAGGAGAAATAGGTGTTCTGCTTACCGTTATCCGTTGTCTGTGTACGGGGAGTTCTGGCTTTCGGTGCCAGCATCTGCGCCACACCACCGAGCACCATACTGGCACCGAGAGAAAACAGGATGCCGGTCATACCACCGGCCCCAATGGCTGCCCCCCATGCTGCAAGGGTGGCTCCGGCGGTAAAGAATGATCCGGCAATGGCGGCAGCCCCCAGGACAATCTGGAATACGCCACCTGACTTGGCCCCGGCGACTCTGGGAACAATATGAATCACAGCGCCATCAGGCAGAGTCTCATGTAACTGCGCCGTTAACCCGGACGTGCTGACGTCCCGCCCGGCAATCCGTACCTGATACCAGCCGTCGCTCAGTTTCTGACGAAACGCCGGGAGCTGTGTGGCCAGTGCCCGGATGGCTTCAGCCCCCGTTTTCACACGAAGGTCGATGCGGCGACCAAATCGTTGTAAATCCCCGTAAAGGCAGATGCGCGCCATGCCCGGTGACGCCAGAGGGAGTGTGTGCGTCGCTGCCATTTGTCGGTGTACCTCTCTCGTTTGCTCAGTTGTTCAGGAATATGGTGCAGCAGCTCGCCGTCGCCGCAGTAAATTGCGGCGTGATTCGGCACTGATGAACCAAAACAGCACAGCAGCACATCGCCCGGCTGTGCCGCTGACAACGGCACCTGATACAGCCCCGTCGCCTCCAGATTATCCAGATAGAGATTCTGGCCGTTACGCCACCAGTCATCCTCACGATAAAAGTCCGGCATCTCAATCCCCGCCAGATGATAAGCATCCCGGAACAGTGTGTAACAGTCCGTCACACCGTGCTCAAAGCGCCGCCCGGTGAGATGCGGCACACAGCGGAACTTATGAATCGTCCCCCGGCAGACCAGCCACCACGGCAAATCACTCTGCACCTGCAGCCGCCGGTCGGCCTCACTCAGCCAGGGCAGACCACCGGGGTGGCTGTGGACCAGCGCCACAATCTCACCCTGCATTTCTGCCTGCAGCCAGTCTTCCGGCGACATACGGAAATACGCCTCCGGCTCACCGGAGATATTCACGCAGGGAAAATATCTTTCCCCCTCCGGCGTGCTTACCACGAAGCCGCACGACTCCGCTGGCGCACATCGCCGGGCGTGCGCCAGAATCGCTGATTCTGTCTGTGTCATGGGATTTACTGCGAAAGTTTGTTAATGGAAAGGAAGCCGCCAAAGTTGCCGACGTTATTGCGAAACTTACAGCCGCTCAGGCATTTGCTGCATTTATCCTTCGTGATATCGGACGTCGGCTGGTCATATTCATCCGCGACAGCCGGACCGTTATAACCGCACTCATCACCGCGATAGGTCCAGGTGCAGGTGTTGGCCAGCATGATGCGCCCCGGAAAAACAGCACCATCCGTTTCCGTTGGTGTGGACAACACAAAGGAGGCACTGACCGCGCTCAGTTCGCTGCACTGCTCGATGCGCCAGCGGCTGATCACCTCCTGCTCCGGATCGGCGTCACTGTTTCCGTTGACGAAGTTCACCGCATCCAGAAAACGGGCGTAAACCTTACGCC